GTTCGATGGCCTGCTGGTGGTTGAGCGCCATGTTCTCAAGGTTCGAGTTGGGGAAAGCGCGGCGTTCCGCATCCAAATCAGCCCAACGACCGTCGAGGATTTGGAGGACGAGCCGGGCCTCCTGGTCCGTCAACGTCACCCTGACTTCAGGGCGGTCCTTGTGGTTCCATCCCAGGTCGAGGGGCGGGTGGTCACCGAATGAAGCGGTCATAAATCTCCGGTGGAGTGTGAGCCGGGCAGTAAGCGACAGGAGCTTCAAAACGGGGGTCGTTGTTGCGGAGGGACGCGGTGACAACCGCACGTTCCCGGTGGAGGGGTCCGGTGGTTGTGCAAACGACGCAGAGGAGGGGTTCACCGTTCGGCCAGGTGACACCTTCCGGGAACCGTTCAACGTCCTTAAACCAGAAGCCGGGTTCAGGTCTCGCAGCCAGGACCGAATCGTTCACGCTGACACTCCGAGAGCCTGCCGGGGGCGGGGACGACTGGGAGGAAAGGAGGCTTCCCCGGCCCCGGCAAGACTTTTACAATCAACACAAACCAGCTCAGACCCCAACCGCACGTACACAGGTGCGTTCAAACCGCAGGAAGGGCAAGCGGTAGGGGAGGGCAGGTCAGAGAAGAAGTCGGGAGTGAAACCGTTCACCCAACTCACGATTCCTCGTCCTCATCGTCAAAGTTCCAGTCGATGTATTCCCGCATCGCCTGCGCCTGCTCCTTGAAGGCGTGATCGCCCGTCTCCCCAAACCGGTAGTTCCACTCGTCTAGCCAGAACTCGGCCTCGTGCTCGTCCGCAATCGGAATCTTGAAGTCAGGGTGACTCACAACGCCCGCCCGTTGGAAACCAGCCCGGCCGCGGAAAGGGACGCCTCCCCGCGGCAGGAATTCAGACTCACGACGCCCGCTCCGTCGGAAGTTGCTCACCCAAACGGTGAAGATGCTTGTAGACCGCCTGCGGTGAAATGTTGAGATGCCGGGCAACCTCAAGGACCGTCAGCCCTTTGCCGAGAAGCTCTCGCACTCTGTCCTTTGTGGGTTTGCTTGGCATGTTGGTACCAACGTACCCTATAATCACATAGTTGTCAACCACCTAAAGTGGTTAATGTTCATAGGCTCCAAGGTGGCCTAGAGGTTGACAACCTTCCAACCTTTGTGTATAACAAGCAGACAAGGAGGGCTAAGCCCAAGGAGGCAACGGAAATGACGACGAAGTTTCGATCCATCGGGGACATGCTCAAAGACCGTCGGGGCGACGGACAGAAGTCCGACGTGTACCGGAAGCTCAACGTGAGCGCCGGTACCTACAACAGTTGGGAAAGCGACATGTACGTTCCCGGCGACGAGTACGCAGAGGAACTAGCCGACCACCTCGGCATCGAGTACAAGGACATGGTGTGGTACCTTCACCTCGCCCGCAAAGCAAAGGGGGGGGCGGGGCCACTTGACATAACGTGGACTCCGGGCATTCACCAGCCGGGATGGTTCGACCGGCCTATAGAAGTGTTCGCCGGTGATGGGATACTCAGAGTCGCATAAACCCCAACCCGAGCACTCCCCATGTCCTCCGTCCACCGTGGCGACTACCAGCGGATGCGCCACCACATGACCATCGCCCTCCTCGAAGCCGAAACAATGGAGCCCAAAACCCAGATCGCATACGCCAGAGGAGAAGTACCCGCTGTCCTCCCCGCGAACATGGGGTTAGTCCGGTTACTGCTCATCAGAGCAGACAGGGTCACCAGGGACACGCTGGACCGGCTGATAGCCACCCACTACGACATTTACGCCGACCGGACGTACACCGACCGGCAGCTCGCCGAAAGCGCATGACTAGAATGGAAGGGCCATGAGGCTAATGATCGCAGCCGTACTCCTGTTGGCAGGATGCAGCGGAGAACCCCCGACGATCGACAACACCGACGTCGAACAGTTGCAGGACGAGCTTGGCGCCATCAACGAATGCACCGCCGAATGGGATGCCTACGTCGACGAGTGGAACGCCCTGACCGTAGCCAGAGACGAGGCCGGTGACGACAACGTCGTTGTCGACGGCGTAGCGTACGAGGACTATGAGTCGTACGCCACGGCTAAGGGGTATCCACTCAGCTTCGAGGAACACTGCCCCGAAAGCTGAAACCGCATAAAGCTAAATCATGCGGACAGGGGGCAACTAGTAGAGGGGACCGTTCGTCGATTGCCCGAGGCTGAGGATCTTCGACAACACAGGGATCTTGTCCTCCAACCAGTTCAACCCGAACGTCACAACACCCAACGTGACAGTCACCGCAGCAGCCTGCAACGCCATCTCATCCAAGTCGACACCCTTCGACGCCAACCAGACAACACCAGCAGTCACAGCACCCTGCACCGCAGTACGAATACCAGCCGTTATATAGTCTCTCATCAATCTCTCTTTCTGTTGTTTTGGGTACGGTTCGAGGTAACACCCCGGTCTGAAAACGAGTTTGAGGATTCCCATGCGACCACCTTCCTCAATAGGTTCATGGTTCAAGTCGTAGATCAACGTGGCGAACACCCGTTCAACAATCCGCGCACTCTCCGAAGAGGTCAGGTAGGTGATCATTTGACTTCGAAATGTCGGGTGAGCCAGCCGAACACGGCGACCACGATCACCGCTCGAGCAGCTCGTGGAAGTCGGCGCACCAGCGAAGTGATGGTGGGAAGGCGTCCGCTTATGAGCGCAGCAGCCTCATACGAAGACACCACTGTCAACGCACCAGATTCGAAAGTGACATCACGCACAAGGAACCTCCAAAGATTGGCCGGGAGAGGGAAGGGAGAGGCTTCCCCCGACCCGGCTTCGGGTCCCGGCCTGCTGGCGAACGGAGAACCAGCAGACCAGGAAAATGAACGGGCGGCGAGAGAAGGATTCGAACCTCCGGAGGGTCGGGGAATAGAAGAGCCCCAACCCCCACCGAGTTAGCAACCCGGCGCATTCAACCAGACTCTGCCATCTCGCCAGACTGTCAGAACGGTGCGAGCGCAGCGTTGACCACCGCCTGCACCTCATCGGAATACTTCGGGTTCCCCACCTCCGAAACCACCGTCAGGTCACAGGGGATACGATCCGACTCCGACTCCGACGAATGCTCATACGGCAACCCCCCCAACCGTGAACGCCTGACACTCTCCGAAGCTTCAACCCTGACGAGGATCCCGTTGTTGCGGCGGATCATGTCCGCCTCGTTCCCAAACCGAACGTCAGTGAACACCGGAACAAACCCCTCGCCCTCAGCGCTGACCGCCTGCAGTTCCGCTTTGTTCACCCAATACTCATCGTCCTCCGACCGCCGGAGGTCGGTACCCCACCACTGCAAAAGTCTTCGTATCTCGTCGGGGTAAGGCTTGTCCCACAGCACATCGATACCCGTCACCTCGAGCGCATCTTCGATTTCGTAACGGACTTCATCTGCGAAGCTCACGCGGTGGAACCGTTCGTCTCGGGCGCTCATAGCCGCCACTGTGTAATCCTTTCCGACCCCGGCCCGTCCAACCAAACCAATCCAACTCACACTGTTCTCCTTCAAATGTTTGGGTGGTGCCATCGGCCCACCCGGTTCGTATCGTTCATCCGGGTTCGGCTCCCCGTTGTCATGAAAGGGGTGGGGCCTTCCGTCCAGGCACCGAATGCAGACGGTCATTCAGGACGCCACACCTTGGGGGGTCCCAACAGGCGCCGGTCGATCAACGCCTGACGCAAAGCGATGTTTTGGAGCACGTCATACACCGCCCGCTCAACACCCTTCTCCAACCCTTTCACCGTCAAACGGTTCGCCTCCCTCCACCGCGGCACGTTCATATGCACCTTCGGAGCTTCGAGTCCGAACATCTCAGAGAGGTTCTCCTGCGACTTCGAAATCCCCTTCATCGGTGGCAGGTCGTTTTTCGTGTCCTGAGTGAGCTTCCGACCGAGGGCCGATTCACCCAATTCGACCAGCATCGCGTTCACCAACGGCAGGTCGTAGTTGCGGATGTAATGCCCGCAGACAAGGTCGGCTTCGTCGTAGGCTTTGCGGAACGCTCTCAGCATTGAGAGCCTCGAGCGGTCGTCCTTCGTCAACGCCCGAACCTCAACCTCGCCCGGTTCCCCGATCCACTTCCAAGCGATCACAGTGATCTCCTGGTGGACGAAGTCCGAAGCCAACCAGCCGAGAGGCCGGGATTCACAGTCGAAGTCGAGGAGACGCAGGGACCTAGTTCGAACCCGCACGGTCCATACCCTGCACTTCCAGTTCACCGATCTTCGTACCCAGCGCCTCGTTCATCGCCTGATCCACCCACTGAGCGAAATCAGATTCGAGTTCCAACCGCTGCCCGGTTTCGAGACTCTTGATGTACTCATCCCAGGCGCCGGTCAGCAGCTTGTTAAGGACCGCCTCCCGGAAGTCGCTGATCTCCGTGTCGAGCTGTCGGGTTATCCTTCTCCTTATCGAGTTCCATCGGAGGTCCGTCTCGTCCTTCTCGCGATATCTGGCCATGGGCTATCCCCGGTCCTTTCTCGTCCATGCAGCGAATGCTGCTAATCCGACCCCGGAGGGCCGGAAACCTTTTTCGGACTTCAGACGACGCCGGTAGCGTGCCTGGGCGAACAGGTGTTTAAAACTTTGCTGCGGGGTTGCCATAAGGTCGGCGTTACGGTCGGCGCACTCCCGGCAACGTGTCTCCGTATCAGCCGGGGCTCCGCAGTAAATGCACAGATCGGATTGGCGGCGTGCCTCACGACGGGAGTTCTGGTATTCGAGGAAGTCGACCCGGCAACGGAAGTACCCGCCAGCAACAACCCTCGAATCCCCGTTCCACAGGTTCGGTTGGCTGTGGCATTCACAGGTGGGCCACGGTGAGCCTTCGGTTTCGAGCTGGGAGCGTTTCTCCGCTGTCTTCAAAGAACGACAGCTATGCCGATGATCGTCAGGATGAGAGGGACGAGCGCCGCCCACGACACTTTCTCGCCGTGTTGGTGGCCGTCGAGTTTCGAGTCGATCCGGTCGAGGCGTTTAATAACCTCCGCGTGGCGTTCGTCCAAGAAATCGCGGAGGGGTACACCGTTGTAACCTCGGCTGCTTGAAGGGGTCATCAGACGGCTTTCATGGTGAGGTTGTTTAACTCGGCGGCGACAGCAGCCCGGAGAGCAGGTGACATTTCGGCGACAACCGCCTGAGCAATAGCAGCCTCGTCTACGGAGTCGAGGGCACCGACCAGATCTTTGGTGGCAACAGAGTTCTTATAGCCCTTGACCAACGCCGACAAGACAGAGATCTTCCCTGTTGGACTGATGCCCTCCTCGGTCCATTCACGAGACAGGACGGCGTCCGCCGACGCTTTCGGTATGGTTCCCACAGCGGCGAGCACCGCGTCTAGCTTCGCTTCCTGTTCGGGTGTCATGGTGTCCTCCAATGCTTCACGGATTGCTTCGATGGCCCGGTTCGAGCCGTTCCAGTTCGGGTCGTTCTTGCGGGTGGTCCACTCGGCGTGGGAGACCACGTTGCCCGGACCGAGTCCGTAGTGGTCTAGGACGACGCGGGTTGCGGCCACAATGGCGTCGTGTTGGACTTGGGGGAGTGGTCCGCCGTCGCCCGCGTGGTCGTTTTCGAAATTGAAGTAGTAGGCGTTGCCGCCCATGTCGTCGGAGAGGCCACGCTCGCGGGCGTTCTGAGTCGGTGGTTGACCGGCGCGGACCTCTGAGAGCACCACGCTCGACCCGGATCCCGACGAGTAGTTGCACGCCTTCTGAGCGATCAGCCACACCGTCCCGTCAGGTTTGGTGTTGATGTTGGCCTTGAGCAGATCCCCGTAGAGCTTGGACACCGGGTAGGGGACTGGTGCCGCGGTGTGATGCTCCATGATCCCGACGGGTTTGCCGACAGCCCACGCACCGCCGCGGGTGCCCCATCCGTCTACCACCTTGACGTTGAGCCCGGCGGCTTCCAGCTCGGTGCGTAGGGACATCTAGAAACCCCCTCAAGTCGGCCTTGTTCGGTGCCGATGTGTATACTGAAATAAGAAAGCGCCCGCAACTACGCAAATAGTCCGGGCGCATGGCCAACACTTACAAGGAGTGTCAGCAATGCCAACCGTACTAGTCCGTTGTCCCGAATGTGGGAACCTCAGCTTTGACCCTCGGGTCGGAGTGTGCAGCGAGAAAAAGAAATGAAGGCCCCGATACTTGTATTAGGAGCCCTAATCGGGGCTTCGGTCGCCTGGTTTCTGATCCCCCGGATCGAAGTGGTAGAAGCCGCCGGATACGATCCCGTCCCCCAAGTCGCAACCTCATGTGACGCCTGGACTATCAGAGAAACCGGACCCGACTACTACTGGGACGGAGAAGGTACCGAAACCCAGACATCCACCGCGGATTACTGGACTGTGGAGACTCTCGACAACGGGACACCCGTTCTGTCAGAACCAGCCGAGCAGGGAGAGGCGATCGTCATCCGACCCGCACCCCTCCTCCTGGTGTTCTCAGTGGTGTGGTGGGATGCCGACCGATCAGGCGAACCCGAGGAACTGTCACGGGTCAGAGTATTCGTGGAAGACTGCTGACCACTCCCTTTAGGTGGCGTAGCCGATGATGATCCCCCACACAATGGCGTTGGCGGTCAGATCATCGCCCGGACTAGTGCCCGTATGCCTCCCATAAGCGCTGATCTGAACACTGAACCCATCGACCGCTGTGTCGATTGTCGACTCGTCAAGGTGAACCGCTTGGCCAACCGAGCCGTTGGGTACAGACACCTGGGCCGCGCCGTCGTCTACGTCGTTGACTCGACAACTCGAAAGGATGGACAGTTGACCACCAGAGGTGTTCGATGCCTGAGTGTAAGCGGTTGCCAACACCTTCGCCGAGGCCACCCACGACGGCAGAGTAAATGTCGCGTTTCCAAACTCTGCGAACGTGTCAGTGAGAGTGATACCACTAGCGCTACCCTCCTTTACGTCTGTGTAGGTAGCGACCACGTCCCCGCCTTCAACGTGCAGCCCGGTCGAGTCGATCACCACGTCGGTGCCGACCGTCACCCCCGTCGACGTGATGGTCGTCAGCCCGGCACCGATGTCTAACCCGTCGCCGTCCAACACCGACCTGACAGTGGTCCCGTTCGCTGCGTACACCTTCAACCCGCCGGCAGGCGTGATCTCCAGTTGACGTGTCCCGTCCGCCCGGTTGAACCTCAGCTTGCCAGCGTCGAGCACCGACATCTGCGACCCGTCGGCCTCGAAGGTGATAAGCCCGTTCTCATCGATGGTGAACAGGGTGTTACCGGAAGTGTCGAGGAAGGTCGCTTTGCCGCCGTCCTTGAACGTCAACCCACCAGCACCAATAGACGCGGATTCGAGACGGCGCGCCAACTGGATATCCCTGATGGCGATCTCGTTGCGTTTGATCCGGTCTTCAAAACCGCCATGCTCGGGCATGCCAGGACGGGCGGGCATCAGACGTTCACCACAGGCGCCAGGAACAACACGGCACGTTCGTCTCCTTGTTCCCACACAATGTCGAACCCGATCAGCCGCCTGAACTCATTGACCGGCCTGTAAGGACTTGCGTATTTCAAACGTCCCTCCACTCCCAGCGGGTGTTGGAACGGGTTGTATTCGGCGGTGCCGATAGTCACACCGACCGTCTGCGGCGGGGTTTTGTAGTACGCCAGTTCGTCGAGCACATGACCCTCCAAAGTGGCAACGTTGCTGATCTTCGAGTCGGAAAACACTCGTTGGGTCAGCTTGTACTCAGCGACAGCGGAGGAGTCCTGCCGGTTCAGTTTCACCTGGTCGTCACCCTCTCCTAAACCCAACCCGACAACCTGCGAAGCTTGAGCTTTCGCATCCCCGGAACGGGAGAATTTGCGGATACCGTCCTCTATTACAAGGTCGGGTTGTCGTGTCCCTTGACGGGGGTAGAACAATTCGAACTCGCGGGTGGCGGGGTTGATCGCGAAGTCGAAACCGTCCTCCACTTCGGAGAGTTGTTCGAGGGCTTGTTTGATGTTCTGCCCTGCGGCATAAGACCGGTCGCGCAACACACCTGAAGTGGTTACTGCGGACGTGTCGATGCTGAACCCTGCGCCGGCTTTGTCCAAATGGTGGTCCAGTAGGGCCCGGGCGATGGTGAACTGGTCGTCCTGGGTGAACGTCAGCGGAGCGGTAAGCACCCACTGGTCTAAGTAAGACAGCAACCCTTCCCCGCCGAACTCGACCTCCGTGTCACCCTCGTTCGAAGTCCACACCGGGCCAGCCCAAACCAGGGCTTTGTTCCGTTCGACCACTACTTCGTGTTTGCCCTCTTCGATGTTGGTCGAAGTGCACTTCTCGTGGTCGATGGCTAGTTTGAAACTGATCGACCCGGGACGGGACTGCCGGTAGCCGTAGCGGATCAGCTCGACCGGCAACTCTTGGACGGGTTCGGTGTCGCCTTTCAACGTTGTGTAAACAACCGTGTCAGAAGACGCCATCAGCTAGGGCCGATATCTTCAACCAGTAACGAGATGGGGGCGGTGGAGTTTCCGATAACCGTAAGCGAACCTGTTCCGGAACGCCGGGAGGCTCGCAAGGAAATCGTCGTCAACCCTCCACTGGTGGTGGAGAAAGTGGCGACGATGGTCCCACCGAACGCTACGACACCGGAATCAGGGTTCTTCTGGGTCTGCTCCATCCGAACCACGGAAGACAACAGGTTAAAGGTGATCCTGTCCCCGGCCACAGTGGAACTCCACGACTCCCATGCCCCGGTGAGTTTGATCCTCCGGCTGGCGGGAAGTGTGACCGCCACAGAGGCTAACGTAGTCATAGAGGAGAACGGCCCCACGTTCGACGGGGTTTGCACGTACCCCAACTGGCCCCAGGGACGGTTGAGGAGTGCATTGTCGGGAACCGTCGCCTCGCTCCGCAGGTCAGTAATGTTGGCGTCGGTGATCGCCGTAACCCCCGCCCCTACCTCGATGGTTGCCAGGCTTATCGCCCCCGATGGGAGAGCCGGAGCAGAGGGCGCACCCGAAGGGGTACCTTCAATAATCTCAACGTCCGAATACGTGTTCCCCGATGAATCCGCCTCATCGTCGTACGTCCGGTAAACCACCCGGTCGATCCGATCATCCGAAGGGTCAGACGCCGCAACAGGGAACGTGTGAGTAGCGTTCGAATGTTCCCCGATGTACACCCGTCCGCCCTCGCGGATTACAGCCTTATCCCCGGCCGTTCCCGAACCGACCTTCACGTTCATGTCAGAACCGGTGTTCTGCAAAACCTCGAACGAGTCACCGGCCACGTCAACAACCCCCTCATTGAGGAGGACATCGTTGATCAACCTGTCCGTATCCCCAGACAACGATTCGGATTGGAGCGAACGCGTTTTGATAGTGGCTACCTGAGCCATGAGGAACTCCTAAAAAGTTAGATGCGAGCGGAGCGGGCTTCCACGTCGACCGTGGAACCCGTGGTTGTTCCCGTAGCCCTGAACCGCAGTTCGTTGGCTCCGGCTTCAAGGGGGAACCAGTCGGAATCGTCGGACAATTTCCCCCGCCGAGAAGCCCCGGTAGAGAAGGCAATCGACCGGCGGGCGGGATGAGTGTCGATCAGCAGGATTTGACCAGCGGACATTGAGACACCGCCGTTGGCGGAAAGGTCCAGTTTCTTGCCGAGCGTGACCGACTCGATCACAGGGTTCGTCAACGTTCCGGAGGTCGGGCCATTAACCGCGAACGTCGGCCAGGTTTCCCAATCTCCGGTGTTGGTGACGGTCACCCCACCACCCGAACCACCAGACCCGTAAACTTTCGGGTAGGTCACCGGGTAAGACAACCCGGCCGCCGAAGTGAACGGTGTCAGCGTCCCGGTGATAAGACTGTTGTCGTAGATGGCTGGATCCGAAGCCACCAAACGGAACGGCACCTTCTCCGACTTCGACGCCCAATCGGAAGGGTCCAAATCGGAGTCGCCTTCCTGCGGCCGCAGGAAAATCACCCTGTCCGACTGACCCGGCAACCCGAACACAAACGGCAGTTCAGAATCAACAAGAGGAGCGAACGCCGAAAACAGGGAGTCCAAATTGGTGACAAGGTCTTCCGCGGTGGAGGCTTTCACACCGAAGTCGACTTCGACAATGCGGGCCGCCTCATACGACGCGCCGATCAACCCTCCGTGGTAGCGCGGGAGATCCGGTGTGAGAACCTGAGTGGACCGGCGGTACCACTTCAACCGTTGGACAGTGAAATCAGTACCCGCCCCGAAGGTGAGCCCGTTGAACGTCCCGGCGTAGTCCGTCATGTTCCCGCCGTTCGCATTTTCCAAGCGGCCAGATCAAACACGGCGGCAGCGTCTATCGGCTGACTGATATACCAGTTGTGAGTTACCCCACCACCACCAGCAGGAGTCACCGTCTCACCGTCCTCCAACACAGCCAAACCTTCGCGCTGCCCGGTGGGTGCACGGAACACTCCGCCCTCGTGGAACGTCGGGATTTGCGGGACGTTGAACTTGTTACCGCCGACACCCGGAACCCAACTCGGAATCTCAAATTTGAGTTTCCCGACCGTGTTATTCCACAGTTTCGCGATCGCGTTGAAAGCCGCTTTGAACGGGGCAGTAATCAGATTAGCTACCCCACCGACCACACGACCGATACGGCCCGGCATACCCGAGAAGAAGTCTACGAGAGCGTTGAAACGGTCCCGAACCCAGTTAGCCGCACCCGCAGCCAACTCTTTGATCTTGTCGAAGGTACCCGTGAAGAAACCTGTGATCGAATTCCAAATATTGGACGCACCCCGTTTGATCTGCTCCCACGTTTCGAACAGGAAAGCCTTGATCTTGTCCCAGTTGGCGATGATGAGAACTGTCAGAGCAATCACCGCGGCGATCAGAAGTAGCCACGGGTTGGCCATCATCAGCGTTGACATCGCCGAGAAAGCTCTCATCACAAGTCCGAAGGAACTGACCAGTTTCCCCAGGATGAAAAGGACCGGGCCCACCGCCGCCGCGATAGCGGCCATGCGGACAACCATCTCCTTCTGACCCGGGGTGAGGTTCTCGAACCACGCCGCAAGACTTTTCAACGCCCCCGACAGTTTCACCAGAACCGGGGTTATGATCCGTCCCGCAGACTCAGCCGAGTCGCCGATAGTGTTCATCGCCTGTTTCATTTTCCCGGCGTCAGTCCCGGCCATCTGTTCGGCGGTCCCACCGAACTGGCGTTCCAACTCGGCGAGGATGATCTTCTGAGCGCCCAGCTTGTCGCCCGACTCGGCCATCACCTTGATCTGGTCTTCTTGCTGTTTGGTGAACTGGATACCAACCCGGCGCATCGCGGTCAACCCGGCGATCGGGTCGTTCAACGCTTTGCCGACCATCACCGCACTCTGTTGCAAATCCTGACCCATTTTCGCCGACAAGTTCACGATGGACATGGAGGCCTTGTCGAAAACGTCGTTGCCTTCCCCGACCTGGTTGGTGACATCACCGAACGTAAGGAGTACAGCCTGCATGTCGATGACCGCTTCGTCACCGAAAGTTGAAATGCCTTGGATGGCCGCAGCGTTCGCTTTCAACGCGGCGGTGTTCGTCCACGCAGCTGCACCCATCGAATCGAAGGACGATTGGAGTTTCGCTTCCGCGTCGGCTTGTTTGTTCGCAGCGAGAACAGCCGCCGTCCCTATCCCAATCAGCGGCAAAGTCACGTTGCGGGTCAGACTCCGTCCAGCCGACTGCATGCCTGCACCGGCCCGCTTAGCCCTGTCCGCCATCCGCTCGAAGTTGTCGCCGATCTTCCCGGTTGTGGTCCTGGCGTTCTCCTGGGCTTTCTTGAGGACGCGACTCATCTCGTCCTTGGCCTTTAAAACAGCCTCAATCTCGGCAACAGTCGCCACGGTGTCACCTCCTACCCTTTGCTGCTTTAGCGGCCTGCAACGCTTTCAATCTGAGTTCGGCCGCGGCCTGGTCCTTCGCGGATTCCGCTTCGACTTCCTCAGCCCACTCGAACGCCTCCGCGATCACCGACGTGGGAGTGGCCATCAGGTCAGGCCACGACCAGCGCATATAGCGGGCGAGGCTTAGGAGGGCTCTGCGGCTGAAACTTTTGGGTCAGCCACGTTCTCCGTATGCGCGTCCAACGCGGCGGACAGTTCCTTAGCCGTCGCCTGGTTCAACCTGCGGATCGACTGCTTAGTTGGCGGTTCCCTGAGCCCGTCCGAATCGGTGAACGACCAGTCCGAAACCCACGCCGCCAACCGACACACCTCGAACTCCGGCCAGTCAACATCAAGGTCCAACTCTTTCGAGTTCGGGTTGACCTTCGAAACCATCGCACCCATCTCAACAGCAGCCTGCTCCGAGAACGACAGTTCAGACCTGAAGTCCACCCAATCCCCGTCGGAAAGTTCGAACCTGGACACCGCCGTGAAATCGGTGAAACGAGGTCCGCCCATTACGTGACCGCCCTAGTCAGGGTTCCGGAACCTTGCAGCGAGACGGGCGCCATCACCGCGTCACCAATTGACCCGCCGATCGGCTGGTAGGAGGTGACAACCACGTTCCCCTCATAGGACGGGTTGGTTGTCGTGGTTGTGGCGTCGTCGGCTTTCAACTCGAAAGCGGTGACCGTCCCGACAAGTGAGAACATGGTGATGTCCACTTCGCCCGCGGCGTAGTCCTGGTTGAATTCGAGGGACACAGACCACGCTTTCAGGCCACCCAAATATTCGCGGGTGCCGTCACCCGACGCGGTGAACTCGGGGGAGTCCGCTGTGTAGGTGAGTGTCGCCGACTTCAAATGGTCGGACAGGTCCACAGAGTTGATCAGTACTTGCGGTGTCAAAAAGACAAATTCCGCCATGGTGTTTTCCTTTCAGAAGACGGCCTAGACCGTCGGGTTTGGTTTAGGCGATGCCTACGGAGACAGCGATGAGTGCGGAGTCGGTGTTGACACCCAACACCCAACTTGCCCGGTACCAGGTATCGGTGATGGCGCCGTCCGCTGTTGCGTACTCACCGCCAACGTCTGTGAGTTGGGCGAAAGTGATTTGGGTTTCGGGAGTGTCAGTGAACGCTTCCAGCGTGTCCGACTCGACAATGACATCCACCTCCGGGGAAGACCCAGCAACAGCCAAGACATGAAGCGACGCCCGGAGTTTCTGCCCTGCGGCGACAGCCCCCAAATTGAAAGCCGTACCATCATCTGTAGCGACTTCGCTACCGTTGTTGACGATCAGTCCCCTAGTGACGAGCCCTGATACCTGGTTCGAATTCGAGAACTCATAGGCTTCGCCGATCTGCGCACCCGGCGCATACGACGTGGTGAGCTGATTGAAAAAAAACGCCACGTCACCTTCCACCCCTCCGTCCGGGGTGATCGTCGTGTTCCGAGCTGCGGCGGCCATGTTCGTGAACAGGTCGTTGTCCACGGGCCCATCGAAGAACCCTTGATGTTCCGATCCGGCGCCGATAAGCCCACCCTTGTATTCTCTTGTGGTGTCGCCGAAAGCTGTGAACTCGGGTGCGTCAGCGTCGAGAACCAGTGCGTGTTGTGAATACGACCCGGACAGGTCCAACCCGGCCACGTACTGTTTCGGGTTGAGAAGGACAAGTTCACCCATGAGATTCCTTTACTGGTTTTTCCATACGAAAACGTCGAGGCGGCGGCGGTGCAGCAGCGCTTCGCTGTCATACGAGTCGTCGTCGTTCCCAGGGACCGCCGCAGCCAACCCGGTAGGCGAAGCCATATCCAAAGCTGCATGCACCTGTGCGGCGACAGCGACAACACTCAGATAAGAGTCGTCGTAACAGTCGAGTTGCATCCGGGCACGTATCAGAGGCACGTTCCCCGACGCCAGGTTGTGGTTTGTTGTGATCCGCTGGTAGACGACCGCGGGGAGTGTCGGGTTGTCAGGCAGCCGGTTCGGGTAGATCCTGGTGCCCACCAACGCGGACAGTCCGCCGTGAGTGCTTAGGGCTGTGTACAGGTCGCTCTCGAGGCTCAACTTCGTTTAGCCCCTTTCCCCGCGATTGCTATCGCCTTCTTGAGACGAGCACCCATCTTGGCCTTCACTTTGGAAACTGTTTCGTTCGAGTCAGCAACCACGCGAATGGTCGGCGTAGCCCCGTGGTGGACCGTTCCGAATTCGTGAAATCGTACGATGTGGGCGCGTCCGCCGGCTTTCGACGGACCCACTCCCACCGTCGTTTTCCGTCGGTCAGCGGTGAACGTGTCGTGTGCCACGTTGAGCCGGTCGATCGAGTTCATCGTTTCGGCCATTTCGTTGCCGACTTCTTCGAGGCCGTCCATGATCATGGTGTTGAGTTGGTCGTCGATAGATTTGAGGGCGGCTTCGATGTCGCCCAACCCTTTGAGTTCCACGTCAGCGTTCACGGCGTAATCTCTTTGCAGAGAAGTTCCATTTCGCGGACCCTCCCGGTTTTGTCTATAGGAGGTGCAGCCAGCTCCAACGTGCGTGAGCCAACAATTATTCTTTGGCCGGACAGGATTCCTTCCCGGTGGCGGATGGTCACAACGGTGGTTATCTGTGCGGAAAAGGCTCCGTCTCGCAGAACCTCTTTGCCGGATAGATCTTCGACCGAACCCCATACCGTGAAGGCATCAGTCCACGTATCGAGGGGTTCGCCAGAGGCATCCTGTCCGGTCGATTGAGTCTGAAAAGTCAACCGTTTCCGCAGGTTCCCGGCTCTCAAAGAAATGCTCCGACGCGCCTGTTGCGTAGCAGGCTTTCGATGGTGGGCAGATTGGCGACGATGGTCCCGACCACCGCTGTCTCCCGGTTCTCGTAGAGGTTGCCGACCATGAGTTTGATGGCGGACTTGTAGACATCAGGGACCGCGGAGGCTGCGCCGTAGCCTGCCGTATAGATGACTCGGACAGCGGCATAATCGCGGGTGTCCGTCGGCCACGAAAAGGCGTCTTTCAGAACGATCCTGTGGCGATCCAAGTCGTCCTTGTTGTCTAACACGTAGTCAGTGGAGGTCACCGTGTCCGTTGACTCGTCGGACTTGGTGTAGGTGATCGAAGTCACCGAAATGGCTGGGGGGCGGGGCAGTATGATCGGAGTGTCCCACCTAGGGAACCTGTCCAAGGTGAGCAGGTAGGTTGCTGTGATCAACTGTCTCCCGCAGAACTGTTCCACCCACGAAGTGGCCGCTTGGATTTGGGCGGTTATCAAAGCGTCGTCGTCCGTCACATCAACCCGGAGATGATTCTTGGCTTCCTGGAGGGTGACAGGATAAGTTGTCGGAGCGGTAGTCTGAGAGAAGGTCATGCTGGAGCCTCCGTTGGTTCCTCTGAAATCGTGAAATCTCCTTTGCCGACGGTTCGCACCTGTCCGCCGAACGTCGCTACCAGTTCCCACGGGTAGATGCCGGGTGTGATGTCCAGTTCGGCGGCGGTCAAAGTCAAGTCAACGTCGAACCCGGTTTCAGTGTCATCAGCGGACAACGACGTTTTCTCAACGGCGCCGACGCGGAAAGTGATCACAGTGAAAGCGGTTGTCAGTTCTGAGGTGACTACAGCGATACGAAGGTCGAGTCCCCGGTTGGCGTAAGCGTGAATGTTCCTGACAGTGACATGGCTCAACGCTCAAACCTCCACGGTTTCGAAGGAGACGGGTACAACAATCTTCGGGTCGAACGGAACAACAACGACCACAGGGATGAACGGCGGGTTGCCCTGTTGGATGACACTTGCTGATACGGTTATGACAGCGGGTACGGCTTCCACAACCAGGGGTTCAACCGTCACCGTCAACAGCTGTGCTACGGCGGTCACGTTGCCGGGTGCAGCTTCGACCACGACCGGAGCCCGGACCACCGTCACAGCCTGAGCTTCCACGGTGACCGACACCGGAACCGCCGTGATAGCGGTCGGCGCGCCTGCTACCTGCGGCGAAACGGGCTGCGCGGAAACCGTCAGGCTCGCAGGAGCGGCGGTGACAGCAAGAGAACCCTGCTGCGGGGTCACAGCCTGGGCGTTGACGGTCAGGCCAGCGGATGCGGCTTCGACGGTGACACTGCCCGCCTGCGGGTCGACCGTCTGAGCTGAGACTGTCAACTGTGCCGGAACGGCTTCAACAGCCAACGCTACCGTTTGAGGCGAAACGGTTTGCGCGGTGACCGTCACCGTGGCCGGTGCAGCTTCAACAGCTAACGGTTCGACAGTGACCGAAACGGCCTGGGCGCCGACGTTCAGCGTTGCCGGACTTGCAGCAACCGTTACCGGGTTATCGCCAGTAGACGGAGACACCGGCTGAGCCGTCACTGTGAGACTCGCCGGGGATGCTTGAACAGCCAACGCACCCAGGGTCGGCGTTACGGTTTGCGCACCGACCGTAAACCCGGCAGGGACCACTTCGACAACAGCGGCGGCGGGTTGAGGGGTGACTGGTTGGGCGGCAACCGTCGCTAACGCCGGGGCTGCGGTAATGGCGATGGCTGCAACAACCACCGAAACCACTTGGGCGGCGACACTGAGAGGGGCTGGAGCGGCCTGCACTACGACCGGGGCTGCGCCTGCCGGTTCGTAGTCGATCGTGACGGTCAGGTCACCAACCCCGATGGTCAGTGTCGTCCCGTCCTTGCCTTTGCTCTGCTGGTAGGTGGCGTAGGCTTCCGCGATCGAGATCCCCGCCGCGACAACCCTTGTCGCTTCCCAACCAGCAGTCGACAACCCCGTATCAGGAGCTGAGTCGAGCAGGTTAAAAGCGTTGAAAGCGTTCGCCAACCCCGACGCGTCGGTGTCGTCAACCGTAGCGAACACCGTCGAAGGGTCAGGGTCAAGAGAGCCTGTACCCAGCGACGCACGCCGTAAGGCCGTCCATCTGTCGTCGCCGAACCCTGCACCAGTAACCGACAACTGGAAACGGACACTGTTAACACCCGCCGGGTCGAAATCACCCGGAGCGGTACCGTTGTCGAGAGTGAGCGCGCCGGCCAGGTTGGCGTCAGCCGACTGTATCTGATTGGTGTTGGTTCTAACCCAGGTGGCCATCAGCCCTCCTTAAAGCAGCATTGGCCTGTGCCTGGTCCAAAGGTTCCGCAGTTCAGAGTCGGGTTGTGCTTCTCCCACAGCGGCCTGACATGGGTCAGGTATCGACTGTCAACATGGACCTTGTCCCACGACCCCAACTCGCGGCGAAGGCCGCACACCCAACGTCTGCCCGGAACGGTGTTCTCCTCCAGGAAGAGACAGACCTTCCCCTCTATCCAGCAACAATGCTCAGCGCCGTTGCCGTGACAGGTCAGGAGATACGGAGCAGGTCGTTGGGGGTTGTGACCGTATACCCGGCGCCGTTCGCGGCAGCACCGAAGTTCGAGTCGTAGATAGCTACAGGAATTGAATCGGAATCAGTGGTCACCTGACGGAAGATCAGCATCGCGGTCGGTGTCTCGTTGTCGAGCGCACCGAAGTCGATGGTTGCAGCGTCCAGGTTGGCACGGTCGTTGGTGTCGTCCTGGGTGTTCGTCTGCGTTCCGAGCGCCTGACGGGCGTAAGACCCATCGGAGGCTTCCGTGTTCGCGGCGATCACCGCAGCAACAGTCGCGTCGTCCGGGTCGATAGTCACCGAACCCGTAAGTAACGCTGCGCGGTAGTCGGCGTTGGGCCAATCCTCGTCAGCGTCAGCCAACAGTTTCTTGTACACGTTGTATACGGTTTCAGCCATGTGTTTTTCCTTTCAAGTGGGGGAGGGCCGGTCGTCGCATTCCTGCACCCGAGCAGCGGCCACTCCCCGAAACTATTTGATCTGCCCTCGGACCTCGTCGACCAACCCGAGTTCGAGGCATTCGTCGGAACTGATCCACCAGTCTTTCCGGTTCCAATTCCGTTTCACCCTCTGGGCGGTCAACTTCCCGCCGGAACGGCTAACGAAAATGTCGGTGATCCGCTTCTCGATCCGTTTGATAAGTTGAACCATGTCCTCCACCTCGTAGGTCGACCCGAACGTGAGGAAACTGGCCCGGTGGATCAGCAGCCAACACTCCTTAGTGAGGTAACGTGTCTGGCCGGCCTGGACGAGGATCCCGGCCATCGAAGCGGCCATACCCACCCCACCCGTAACAGTCTTGTGTCCACGCTCACCGAGTTCGGTGATGAAGTCGAACAGTTCCATACCGTCGAAAATGCTTCCGCCCGGTGACGAGAAGATCACTTCGATAGTGCATTTAGGGTCGAGGCGGTGCCATTCGGTCAGTTTCGACATGCACGCATGCACCGAACTGGCTGACACTTCCCCGTCGAACCTGTACACCCGGTGGTATTCGTCGGAAGCCCGTCGTGCTGCGTCGGCTTCGACGGCCTGCGCCGACTTCAACTCGGTTTCGATAGTCCGAGCCAACGCCGCCCTGGCCTCGTATCCGAACGTGACGGCTTCCGCCCGGGCTTTCTCAGCCTCGGCGAGAGCCTTCTCCGCTTCGGCGGCCAGCTTTATAGCGTTCGCTTCCTGCTCTGCAGGACTCGGCACGTAGGCGTCGGACATTTATCTCTCCTTGGGTTCGTAGTCCATGGTGATGAAAGTGTCGAACCCTTCCCACCCGTTAGCGGTGATAGTGTCGTAACACCAGAATTCGAGACGGTTCAGGTTGTAAAGGTCAGCTGCACGGGCGGTGAACATGAGCAGCCGCTTGCACAACCACTCCACAAGTCAGACCAGGTAGTGGGCTTTGATCGAATACGTTTTCGCTGTAGCGTCCGACTTGGTAGCTACCACACGCCACTTGTATTTGAGGCTCGTGTTTTCGGACACGTTCGCCCGGTCAGGAGCGTCCGGGTGCGCCAACAACATGGTCGTACCCACGTTGGTGATCGCCGAACCGGCGAGACGTTCAGTCCACTCACCGTCCTCAAGTTTGTCTTCGATGCTGACAGTGACCGTCCCGGTTGTGGCAGCGGTCACGTCAAGGACGAGCAGCACACCCCGGTAAACGCTCGGGATACCGTCAAGCGGTCCCGACGTTGAAGTGGCGGTGTGGGCGGCCGATGCCAGAATGGTCACCGGTTGGGCAGGTAATGAATAAGGCATCAGCCCTCCTCGGGCTCTTCGGAACTATCGGAATCCGATACGTTCGCAGGGGCGGGCTTCGCGGCTTTCCGCTTCTGCCCTGGGGTTTTCGTGGCCTGCTCAACAATGCCGAGCACGTCGTTGACATCCTCGAACAATTGTTCGCGGCCTTTCACAATCGGGTTGTCGGAACGGACCAACTGGCCGTCGTAGACACGACCGACCCCGCCCACGGAGAACGAGGAGCGGGCACGCAAAGCTCTGACTGGTTTCCTTGCCATAAAAGGCTCCTTTCGGTGTGAGGGGGACGGGTTCCGTCCCCCTCACTTCAATCAGACTGCTTATGCAGTGGTCGGGATGTGCAGGACACGGAAGGCGTCGTCGACAAGGCTGTCGGCTCCGACCCTCCAATGGCCGAACCATCCGCGGGTACCCGACGGCCTGTTGCTGCCTGTGGCGAACATGTGGGGGATGAACTCCAACGAGAAGCCGATCCTGTCGGCGATCAGGTAGTTCCTGAAAGCTCCGAACAGGAGGATGTGGTTATTGCCGTCAGTCTCAGTGTCGTCAACGTCGGAGAAGGCGTCCATGTCCGAAGATTCGAACAGGTCCTTGCCCAACATGACCGCAGGACTGTCACCACGAAGGTCGGTGAGGAACCCGTGGTAGTTGTTGGCTGTGGCGAACTGGCGGATCTCGTTGATCGTGGACAGTTCGGCAAGCCACGACGGGTTCTGACCCCGGAACCGGGGCGGCAGAGCCTGCTGTGTCGCGTAGATGTCGGCAACTGCGAACGTTTCGCCGGTGGCCGGAGCAACCTCGGAAGCGCCACCGTCCAAAGCGGTGATGATCCCGGTCGGCTGACCAGAACCGGTACCGTTGATGAACGCTGCACCTTCCAGGCGGTCCTTACCGTCGGCGATCGCCATCGACAGATCGGATTCTATAGCCTGGTAGTCCTGGCTGATCTCAATCGAACCCTGCACGAACGCAGCGGCCTTATGGACAGGTACGGTCGGCTGTGCGAGCGTCGGTGACGCGTCAGCGGCCTCCGTGTTCTCAGCGAGCCATTCGGCGTCTACACCAGCCGAAGACAGCCCGTTCCACGAGTCCGTGGTGATCGGCTCAACCCTCGCCAACTGGCGGACGGGGTTCACTGTTCCAGCGTTGGTGAGGATCAGGGTCGGGTCCAGAGTGAACGGAACAGCGAAACCACCAGCAGTGTCAGACAGTGACATTGCAGTCCTGAACTCCTCAAGGTCGGCTACAGCGGTACGCTCATCGTGTGTCCAAAGGTCCTGACGGCCAGCCATTGCCTTCTGGAAGGCACGCCGGTAGTCGGAGTTGCCTGTCCTGATGACAAGGTTCGGGATGATCCCACGAGGGTCGTCCACTTTGGACAGTTTCTGACTGACGGCTTCCTTCTGGTCGTCGGTCATGTACGACTCGACTTCCTCAACAGCGGTCTTCGCACGGGCACGCAACTCTGAGGTAGGCATGTTCCAACGGAGGTCGTTCAGATCGAACGGGTCCTTCTTCGAATTCTGGCTGACACGAAGGTCAACACCCTCAACAAGATGCTTCTTATCCTCAGCCAGCTTGTCGAGACGGTCCAACCGCTTCAACTGCGCGTCGATTTTGACACGCTCCTCGGCGAGCTGTTCGAGAACGCCTTCACGCTCCGCGAACTTCTCTTCGTCCTGCTCCGACACGTCAAGGTCGGCTTCGCTGCGCTGCTCTTCGATGAGGCGCGCAGCCTCTTCGGCAATCGCCTGAAGGCGCGCCTCTAATTTTGCACGGTCCACTTGGGACCTCCTTACAAGTTTTGGGCCGGACTACTTGCCGGCGACGATGCGATACAGCATTTCGCTGTTCGCGATGGCAAGACGCGGCTGCGCTGACTCAGCGGCGGCGGCGGCGTCCTCTAGGTCACAGGCCCGGTCACGAAGGTCGGGGTCCTGAACGAACAGGTCCCGGATCTCCTTCTCAGGGTCCGCGAGAAATCTGAATGCGTAAGCGGCACGGGAAGCGTGGCGGGTGATCCCAGCAGCAGTAAGAGAACCGTCCATCGCAGCAAGAGCCGCACGTTTGTAACCGAGTTGCCGCATCGAAGCAGCAGAAGCCTCCGAAGTGGTTTGCGGGAAGGCGGGGAACACGACGGGCCCCACTTCGAACAGGTCCGCCCGGAGAATCGTCCGTAAAGGCACTTCCAGGTCGTTGTCCTCGGAAGGTTCCTCCCACATGTCCTTCTCCACCCGGAACCACACGCTTGAACCGGTCACGTCTCGTCTAGCGACGCGGGCGTGGATGCCGACAGCGTTCGGGTCGTCAGGGTTCACCTCAGCGTTGTACAGGAGCCCTTCGTCGTCGGGGTCTACCAAACTGAGGGTTCCGGCAGTGGTGCGGGCGATCAGGTTGTTGATGTCATGGTTGAACGTCGAAACAACATCCACGTCGGCACGTTTGATCACCGAACGCCACGCGCCCGGCGCTACCAGTTCATCCCACTCCTCGAACCAGCCTTCGATACGGGCGATCTGCCCGTAAGGCGAACCCAACCCGGAAATGGTCAGGGCACCCTCATCGGTTTCATCAGTGTCGGCACGCACCTCGAAAGTGTGGCCGCGGGCTTCAAGGCCACCAGGGCCGAGCTCTTTGGCGAAAACATCACGGAAATCAGTCATTATCAACCTCTGGTTCAGATTCAGGGTCAGGGTCCACTACGGGGTCAGCGGCGGCGGGTTCGGCGTTCGGGTCGACAAGCTGCACGCTCACCTTCCCGGTGTGCTCAAGCAGCGACGGGTTCTCCTCAGTCACAGCCATCACCACACTCTCAGGGGTGAACCCTTCACGGACCAAGTTCGCGATCGTCGACGCCTTCACCGACATGATTTCGGTGGCGTCCTTCTGGTCCTCCCGCAGGAAGGCCACACCATCCAGGTCGAACCACAATTCAGCGCCCGACGGCGGCGGAACAATCGTCTCATACGACCCGCAGAGGTCACGCCACATCGGCCGGTACACCGTGTCAGCAACCGACCGTCTCGCCGAGGCATAGTTGCTGTTGTTCAACGGCGACCCTTGGAGCCCTTCGGACAGTCCGAGAAGGCTGGCGTGGATACCGGAAGCGACAGCAATCCGGTTCTCGCCCTTCCCTGTGGTCGCAGCGAAATCTATCTGCTGGAAGTTCGCACCCACAACAGTCGCATCAGTCCCACCACCAAGAAACAAGGTCCGGTAGGCATTCGCCGCGCCGACATGCTCCTCTAAGAACAGATTCTTGAACTTCTCCGCGTTGTCCGGTGACACGGCAGGGTCGAACTTGACGACCATGTTCGCCGTGGCGCCGTTCTCAAAAAACTTCTTTTTGAAACGCGTCGTCAGCTTGTCGGCCTCAATGTCCCGCAAGGCCGGAGTCAGCCACGACATACCCAAGCCGATAGTCAACGGGTCCGGGATCGGAGCGAAATGCGCCACGAATTCCGGCAGATAGGAGATCGGTTTCGACCCCGAGTTCTTCCCGCCCGGTGAGTAGACGTAACCGACGACTTCGGCGTCAGGATCATGACGGGCTTCCATTTCGTCTTCGCGGTCAGACCCGTAAACGATCGACACCCAATCCGGTCGCAACGGACGGATCTTCGTAGGAGTACGAACCGCGTAGTGGTTCCCAGCCAAATCCGCTTCCAACATGGCCCTGGCAAGCAGATCCCCGGTTGTTCCCCCCGGCCAAGGGTGCCGCAACCTTTCGAGTTCGGTCGTTGAGAACAGGTCGCCCGGTTTCCCTTTGCGGAGCTGCCGCCACATGAACCGAGCTTCCGAAAACACCATCATCCGTTGACGTTCGATACCGAAAATGATCGGGTTCGACCTGTACGCCCCGTCCACATACGCCGGATACGACGAACCGATCGATTCGGTGTCCCCGGTCAGGGTCGTGTTCAACCGCATGGCCGAAGGGTCTGACATCAGATTCAGCCAGTCCTGAAACGAGAACCGGGATTCCGCCGAAGGTTTGGAGGCGAACCGTTTGAACAGCCGTTCGAAAGGTGACATTCGGCTCCTTAAAGAAAGAAGGGGACGAGCTCAGAGTCGAGAGCTGCGTCGTAAGCAAGCGAACCGGCAGTCAGAATGTCCGAGCCGGGAGCGTCGTTGTTCCACTGCCACAAACCGTCAGCATGACGACGGGCCGCGGAAGCAACCGCCTTATCGAAACGTTCATCGCTCCGTACAAACATTTTCTGGTCAGCGACACCGTCGTAAAACCGGGAGCACGCTTTCCTCACACCAAGCGAATCCACCCACACAACTTTCACACCGGCACGTTCCAAATCGTCGCCGACAGGAGACACCGGCCCCGACTTCGCTACAACAACCTTCGGGTTCGAGAGTTTGGCGAACGCTTCGACATGCCAGCCGGTACCTTTACGTTGAGCAACCAACCGCACATTCCCGGAACGGTCAGCCTTACACACCGCCGACATCGACCGGTCCTCCAACCCGTGAATGGCGTAGAGGTCAGAGTCGAAGTCCTGGCCCGGTTTGGACACCTGGTTCCACCAGTCAGCCGGAATGATCCGGTCCTCCGTTTCAGTCCACTGGTTACCGAACGCACGGCGGAAATCGCCGTCCGTCATAGTCTGACGGGCATGCTTGACGGTTTCCTCCGTGATCGTGATCCCGTACGCCGGCATGTACTCGGCCCACACCGCAGGGTCATCGACATCCTCCTCGTCAGGGACCGACCATTCGAAGTAGGCGACACCCTCACGGCGGTCAGCAGCAACAGCAGCACGACCCACCTCCACCTTCCGACGGAGATAAGTGGACGCCGGAGTGCCAGCAGTCGACACATTCCACAACTGCGGGGACTCACGGGTCGCCATCGTCGGCAACAACGCCTGCTCCCGGCGGTTATCCGCATCAGCGAACGCCTCATCGATCACAGCCAGATCAAGCGTCTTACCGTGGCCCGACTTCTCACCGGTGGACAACACCGAAATCCGCGAACCGTTCTTCCAAGTCAACGCCGTGTTATGCGCCGCCCGGTAAATCCGGTCCACCGACAGGTTCAAAATGGACCCCTGGATCACAGGCACCTGGTCGTCGAGGAACTTCATCCGTCCGTCGAGCCCGGTCTGCGCTGTGTACGCAACGTTCTGCGGTTTCCCCCACATCAAACACCGGGCGCACTGCACACCCAGCAGCAGCGTCGACTTCCCATTCTGACGGGGAACAGTCACCACCACTTCCCGGTAAGCCAACTGGCCCGTATCCGGGTTGATCTCCAACCCCACCTCGACAACATGACGCTGCCAAGGCATCATCTCCCAACCCAGTTGAGAGAACAACCAGACCACACGGTCGCCGTACGTCTCCCGGCCGTCAGTCCTTGGAGTTGCGAACCTCGGCTTCGAACTTGGAGCGAAGGTCGGCGACTTCGTCTGCGGCATTGTCACCCACGACCTCCTGTAACGCCTGGAGCATCAGCCGGTACTCCCTCCACACCGACACATCAGACGGGTTCAGGTCAACAAGGCCGGCAAGTCCACGAACCGCAGCAACGAAAGCCACCTGCTCATCAGACAGCCGCCCCTCGAGAGCGGCAACCATCCGGTCCACAGCCTCAACGTTGGTCATGCCAAAACCTCCTGCATGAACTCAAAGTTTCCGAGAGGGGAAAGGACTGGCCGGTCTGCTAGACCAGGGGATTTTTCGTTACGCCGCAGGGGTATGCCCCGGTATGTCTCCCCGGTGGCTGCTGCTGCTCTACCAGAATTCCCTGTGGGTGGGTGTTGGTGTTCCTGAAGATTTGTTGCGCTTCGCCTGGTTGCAGTCGAAGCAGGCTGCTCTCAAATTGTCAGGGTCGAACCATGCACCGCCCGCCCCCGCATCGATGATGTGGTCTATGGCCGTGGCTCTGTGTGTGCAGACGCCTGGTAGTTCGATACGGCAGTGTGGGAAGGACTCGTCGAACGTTGAGCAGTGGCGGGTATCTCTTGTGAAGATACGGTCCCTTAGTCCAGGGGGCCACCTGTACTGTGGTTCAGCCATTCGGTGCCTTCCCCTTGTGGCGCACTGGTCCACTCTCAGCTAAGGGGTGGAGTCGGTGCGTACGTCCTTCAGTGTTGCCATGAAATCCAACAGTTCGGGGTCAGCCCTGAACCACTCACCCATAGTACGCAAATGGCGGAAGGTGGCGTGGTATCGTTTCTCTTTGGCTTGTCCGCCCCTGACCACAAGTGTTGAGTCAAACTTGCGGCCTGCTGCGTGCTCCAAATCTCGAATGCGTTTAGTCGGTTGGATCGAAGTGCCGATCTTTATGAAGTCGTCGCGTCTGACAAAGTAGACGAACCCTGTTATCGGGTTGGTGTATTTGCGGCGGTTGGCGACGGTTTTCTGGTGGGCTCGGGCCGCATCTAACACTTCGGGGATGTTCCCCGCCGGGAGCCCGGCCTGAGCCAGTATCGCATCCACCAGTCGGGAGCCGTGTTTCTCGCAGAACGGTTGCCACACAGGATCCTGCATGTGGGGTCGTCGGCCCATGGTGTCGACCTCTGAGCTGCGGATGTCGAAGTGGACCGAGGCGATAAAGTCGCACCTCTCCCCCGTGGAGAGCAAAGCGTTGCACCGACGGGGTTTGGAGCTTTCGTCCACTGGTATGTGGTTTGCGCCGTATTCTCTCATCGGCTCAATCTGGACACAGGTGTGGCACTGGCACCAATTATACGGAGAAGGGGTGACAAAGTCAGTTTAATCAATCCGTTCTAGGAGAATCAGCCACCACGTTTAACGGATGAGCTTTCGTTGGCGGACCTACTCATCGGAGTCCTCAGCGTGTTCGGCCTTCGGCGGAATCGCTTCATCTATCGGCACGACTCGGCCCTTCAAGCAGGCAACCCCTGCCCTTACGTCCATGTAGGGGCAGTCCGTCCATTCATACTCGAACACTTCGTCATAGACCTGACCTGTCCCGTAGCACCGGGGACATTCATCGCCGACTTGAGCGCTCATGCTTCGTCCTCCCGGTGTTCGGCCAGCCATGCAGCCCACTTGCGAGCAGCGTCAAGGAGTGTTCTCAAATCGTATTGACCTGTTGGCACCCCAACGCCATTGCGAACATGTTCTTGGGTTGCTCCATCAACACGCTTTTGGACTCGGTTAATGACCTCGGTTAACTCCCTCACTTCGGTCTGCACTTCGTCCTCCCTGTGTTCGGCGAGCCATGCAGCCTTCGCAAGGTCCTTGATGGCTTTCGCCGTCTGTGGGGACTCCGCACAGTCGGGGCAAAACATGTAAGTGTGGGCGTGGCCGCAGTCTGGCCTGTCGCAGCCGCCGAGAGTCCCCGGCCCGCCACAGGTTCCGCACATGACTGTCAATAGGGCATCGACGGCATGGGCGGCGTACGACTCAGGTTTCACAGACCCATAAGCAGAGCGAATGACCTGGATGGCTTCGTCCCTTGTCAACACCCGACGAGAACCGCCAGGAGAGGTTTCTTCAATCACTATTCGTTTCATGTGTCTCTCCATTCGGCCAGCCATGCAGCCAGCGCCACCCGTTTCATCGGGTGCGGCCAGTTCGTCGCTATCGCTTTCGCCATTCTCCTCAACACTTCGGGACTGGGTTGCCGACCACGGATGCAGTCGGGGCAGGGGTCGTGGACGTGCCCATCCCGACAGAGGAACCCCAACCCTCCGCAGGTTGGGCATTCGATGGTTTTATCCATAGCGTCCTCCGCATCCTTCCAGCCCTCGTGGTAGGAACAGGGCTTCCGATACTGAGCACAGCACCCTTCTCGGTTGTCGCTCATTCCTCTCCTCCGTGTAGGGCAGCAGACAGGGCAGCTTCGAGAGCTTCCTTAGCCCGATAGAGCCAAGCGTCTCCGAACACTTTGGCTACGGCATTTGCCATCTCGTCGGTGGGGCCGTCAAGGATGGTGCGAGGGCTGCCTACGTAGCAATAAGCGGCGGACGACTCGGGGTGTCCACCAGCCACCAGAAGCGCTTCGTAGTGGAAGCGTTCACATTGGGGGCACGCCTCCTCAATGACGATTCTGCGGCTCATTCGGGAACCTCGATGAGCAGCTTGGAGACGATACGGCAGGGCGTAGCTAGAGGGTCAACGTATTCGGACCACTCGCACACATCGAGGGTGCCGTCGTCCTCTCGTGCGGGAACAGACTCATGCTGTACACACCATTCCATTTCTCTGGTTGTCCCGTCTTCGAGAGCCAACTGACGGCGGGCAGCGTCCTTGATGAGACGAGAAGTTACTGCGGCCCTGCCAGCCACATAGGCCGTGTTGTCTCGCCGGTCAAAGATTACGGCGTATTCCAACGCCTTCTCTAGTTCACTCATGAGTCTCCGACGCTCCCCACTCCCGACAGCCGTTTGCATGGCTGACAACGGACCTTCGCTTTAGTCATCACCACAATCGGGTCCCGTTTCAACTCCGTTCGGCAGAAGGCGACTATCGGCGCTTCGACAGCCACCCCGTCCTTGCCGAAAATGGCGATGTTGTAGCGCAGCCCGTCTGGAATGGAGGCGACGTGGGTTTTGTTCACTCCGAACTGCCGAACAACTTCGATGATGTCGCTCATTCGTCCTCTATTCCGAGAGCAGCACGCAATGCGTCCTCGGTGTGATCCAGTAGAGCCTGACGATCACGGTGCCACTGGTATGTGCCTTGATAAATCGCTTTCATCGCTCGCTCTGCTGCTTCCGGTGAGACAACCCAGCCCCTACCACCACAAGCAGGGCAGAACATGAACGTGTGAGCATGGTCACATTCATGCTTGGCGCAGCCACCAAGAACACCCTTCCCCTTGCATTCTTCGCAGTCGGTGACAAGCCCCAAAGCATGAGCCAAGTCAAGGCGGTCCACAGATACCCAGCCGTCAACAGCGGGTGAACCAAACGTACCCCGCACCCGCAGGTCTTCGATGGTTGGACGACCCTTCATTTAATCGCCTCAATGGTTCGACGCTGCCATTCCAAATCCATGCGAGAGTCTGGATACACACGGTCTCCTGCACGGATCAGATACGCACCGTCGGGGCGTGCTGTCTGGTTCGCCTTAAGCGCCTCAATCAACTCCTCGACTATCGCCTCGCCGATCCCAGGTGCCCATTGAGCGTCATCCCATATCAACTCTATTTTCCTCATTCGTTCCCTCCCAACGCCGCATCGACAATGGCCCTAACGGCTATCCGAGCCACTTCCAGGTCATCGTTCTCCCACAGACGTGTTTCGATTGCTGCTTCGTAGTCGGGTTCGATTCGGGTTGTGGTACCACCCGGACACGGACGAAATTCGCCCCCGACAGGATGGCCTTCGATGGGTGTCCAGATCTCATGTGTGTCGAAGATCCCGTGTTCGCATTCGGTGATACGGGCTAGATAGGTCATACGGTCCGCTCCCATCCCTCGGCATCGTCGAAGTGGGCATCGATGTAGTGAGACATGGCTTCGGCCTGTTCCTTGAATGCCTGGTCGTCGGTTTGGCTGAACCTGGTCGCCCACTCGTCCCACCAAAACTGAGCCTCATGCTCGTCCGCAATCGGAATCTTGAAATCGGGAAGTCTCACTGTTCTCCTATCTGGCCGGGGGGTACATTGTCCAAAGTCGGTTTACGGGGCGAATCCGCAGGTTCCGGATGCGTCAACGAGGTAGGACAGTCCATCCGCCGACGCCCATAATTGCCACACTTCGAAAACCAGCACCGGCGGTACGCCCTCAAAGTCGGAGTGCCACAAAACCGGCAGTACAAATCCTCCAACCCCTTATTCCGACCGCAGGAATGGCAACCCTCCTTCAAATCCGGGTCAGAAGGTTTATGCAGCCACGCAGCGATCGACTCGCCCTCCTCCCACAGTCTCCGGTCCAACTGGGTCAAACGGGTTTCGGCCCATACCGGTTTGAACGACGGAATCCCCGCAGGATCAGAATTCGTCTTGTTCGGGTCTAAATCTTTCAGTTCAGGGTCGAACGGTTTCTGCCCTTTGCCCGCGGTTGCTGACACCACAAGCGCAGCCAGCTCTCCAAGTAGGTGTTCGACCGTCCTACCGATCTTCGACTCCAACACAGTAAGTAAATCTTCAGCTACCGGCACCCTCTGAACCACTTTGTTCAGCAGGGTGACTTCGCGGTGTTTCGTGAGCTGTTTCAGCTTCGACTTCGACAGGTCCTGGTCTACCCGATCGGTCATACGTGCCTCCCACTAGCAGTCAGAACGGCATCGATGAGCGGCCTCTCCTCGGCGAAGCACTTGCCGCACAACTGGCCCCAATTCCCCGAGGTCGCCAAGGGTGACGGATACGCCTCGCCCTTGCCCACACGCTGCCTTACCATGCTCGCCGGTATCCAGGTTCCGCAGTCGGCCCAGCCGGGAGCTTCGCCGTCAAAGCGGTGCCAGGTCTTGCCATGGTCGATCAGGACGGCGTTGCCGGTCAGCTTCCAGAGGCGCATTTGAGCGTTCAGCCAATCAGCGAGCGGCTTGGGCATCGTTCAGCTCCTTCAGTTTCGCGACTTCGGCTTTCCAGTCGACCTTCGCTCTTGACTCCCGGTGCAACCGGACAAGCCCACGCAACTCATCAAACCGACCCGGCAACAACCCATCAATAAAATCGTGCCAGTGAGCGATACGAGGCGTGAAAAACATGTGGTGGGCCTGACACATCGCAATAGCGTTATCCGGGTTCACCCGAATCGCGATCTCACCCCGCCCAATGATGTGACAGCACTGAAGGTTCCCCGAGCAGGCCACGTCGTAGGCGCCTGCCGCCCTACAGCGGCCATCTCGAGCCCGGATGAAAACGGAAAAGAGTTTGTCGCCCTGCTTCATATAGGCAGGTTTCTTCTTCCGTTTTTTCGGCCCTGGCCCTTTAGGACGCTGAGACATCAGGACACCGTCGCAAACTGTGAAGCGAACTGCTCGCCTATGAATTTGGTGTACGCCGGAGGAACGGCTTCGGAGAGCTCCCGGACTGTAATTTCCCAGTCCACCCCCATCGCCGCCTTCTGGCGTTCCAACGGTTCGTCCCACGCGCCGACTTCGATGGTGTACCGCAGGTTCTCCCGATCAGTGGACGACTTGAATTGCCGAGTCCACCCCTTGTGATTGCACCCACCAGGAGCCATCGCGTCCCAATTGCCCAACTCGAACCAACGGTGACGGCGAACGTCCAGGCTGAACATGGAGCCACAGAGGACAAGGTCGGGCCGTATTGGCGCGCCGGGGACGTTCTCGATGATGTAGGGGACACCAGACGCCTCTAACAGTCTCCTAGTGGGCTCAATGAGGTCTTCGTACCGTTCAGTGATGTCCTTCACCACGTTGCGATACTTGGTGAAATGCTGGCAGGGTGGGGAAGCGTGGATCAGGTCGGGTTGCACGAACCCGATGCCCCACGGCCCCTCATCTATCGTCATGACATCGGCCTGAAAGAACGTGAACGGATAATTCGGTTGAGGCTCTATGTCCAACCCGACGATCTCGGAGAACCCGGCTTGTGAGTAACCCATCGCAGCTCCACCAGCTCCGGAATACAGGTCGAGGAGTTTCATTTCAACCCGTCCATGAACTTGCATTCCCCACACTTGGCGATCGTCCTAGCCCTACCCACCAGCCGCGCCGACGTTTCACCACGCTCCCCACACGACAAACATTTGACGACCGCCCGGCCCACCAAGTTCGACGGATACAAGTTCTCAGAGCCTGGACGAACCCTGGCTTTCATACTTCCCTGGTACATTCCACCCTCACCATTCCCCTCCCAGACGCGTACACTTCGGTGAACCCCTTCCCGTCACAAACCTCGCAGTCGATGTGCGCCCACAACCGGGTTGACTCCGCTAGGAACTCCCGGTCGTTCTCGGCTATGTGATGGCCCAACCCGCCGACGGTCTTGACCGGGATGCCTTCAAACTTCCTTCGTTGAGCTTCGGCCTTCGCCCGGGTCAGGTGGAATTCTGCGAAGCTTTCTGCTGCTGCTTTGTCACTGTCACTCTCACTGTCACTCTCAGTACTTCGTAAATCCCCGGATTCCGTTTGCGTTTCGGTCGTATTCGTGCGCTTTGACCTGGCGTTTCTTTCACGTGTCACTTCACTGTTCGCCGTGTTGTTCCAGTCTTTCCAAGCTGTTATTTGCACGTCCGTGATGCGTCCGCGTCGTCTCTTTCGTGTCTGTTTGAGGTGTCCTGTCACTCTTAGGAACGTGTCCAGTTCGAACGGCGGTTCGGTTATCCCCAGGCTCGCCCAAGCCTCCGCGTCCGTGGTGTAAGAGAAGGTGCCTTGGATGTGGGCGCGTTTGGCGGCGGTCAGCATCGCCGTCCACACTCCGATACCGGCCGCGCCGAACTCGGTTTGAAGTCGGGTACCCGTCTTGTCGAAAGGGAATTCGACCGATAGTGGTATCCAACGTCTACGGCGACCATCCGTCACACCGCCCCCTCTCCGTGGGGCATGGCATCATCCAATTTGACCCAAGCCACTACGACACCGCCTCCAACTCACGCCAACAACCAGTAGTCGAATGGTCCGCTACCAGTCCACCGCACACCTCGCAGCGGAGAGTGCCCACCGTTTCGTATTCGACCACCGGAACACCCGGAGTAGTCGGAGTGACCCGGCGGTGCCGGTGATCCGGGTTCGGCTGGTACATTTTCCCGGTCGGGGAATGAACCCTCAACGGGACAGGTTCCTCCATCAACGCCCGGAGGGTGCGCAAAGTGCCGGCCAACACGGTACGGAAGTTCACGGCCTGCAACGCCACTGCCTGAGGGCCGCTGACCCGTCTGCCGATCTCTGCTTTCGTCCACCCACGCCGGACCAGCTCACGGACAATCCGTTTCGCCTCCCCAGCGGGCACCTTCGCCCCATCAGCCACGTCCAACCGGGTCCACAACAGTTTGATTGCTGTCTCCCTCCGCAACCGCCTCGACGGAGCCATGCCTCGGGTGTAGTCGCCGTAGATGAGCTTCGACACAGCGCCATGAGGAACACCGGAAACCACGGCGATACGCTTCGGTCCCATCCCGGCAGCCATCAACATTTCGCAGTGTTCCCGAACCGGGCCAGCGTCCACCATCGGATGACGGGTGATCCCAGCGTTGTATTTGATCCGCCGCCGGTCAGCAGCCTTACGAGCCGCCCCACAGTCGGCGCAGCGGCACCCATCCAATACATACCGGGCGTTCGTACCGCACTGGTGGTCGGTCTGCTTGTGGAGACAAGGAGGATTCACTTCAGACACCATCCGAGGTTCGATCGGTGGAGGGCTGCAGCGTTCTCCTCGCCCACAGCCACCAGAAGAGAGGCGAAGCGGGCTGTCCACCCCCGGTCATCACCAGGCTGAACAAACTTCACCCGACCCCGGACAAAACACAGCGCGTCAGCCTTCTCGGCCGCACTCTGAAACAAACGAGTGGAAGTGTCGCTTTGGATAAAGGCGATCCCGTTGCCATGGTCCATCAGTCGCACCACCCAAGGCGCCGGGTCGGAATAGGGCGGGTTCAGCCACACACGACCGGACCACGGACGACTCAGGCCGTCCTCGGCCTCTGTGTAATGCTCGGCCGCGGGTATCCACGGCACCCCACCAACAGGCGCGCAAGGGTCAAGGTCGTATGTCAGACCCAACGCGTCGATGATGTAAGGCGGCGTGTACCAATCGTCGGTACCCATCGCCTCAACCTCCGGGAGAATTCCGGGCAGTCGACTCACTCAGCGCCCACGTCGAAGATCAGATCCGAACCCGAACCCGACAAGTAAGTTTTCGGCAAAACTCCGTCCCACCTTTGGAGACGAGTCCACTCCAAGTATTCGACTGGAGTGAACCCGAGGGCTGCCGCAACCTCTTCGATCGCTTCGCGTTCCGCCTTGGCGACTTCGATACGAGCCTGCGCGGCACCCTTCGCCGTAGCGATAACCTGATCAGCAGCGTGCTTTGCGGCGTCGACAAGCCGTTGCTGTTCGGAAGCCTTCTGATCGGCGATGATCTTCGCCTCAACAGCAGCAAGGAAGTTCTTCGCGAATATGGCGTCCTTGACGTTGATGCTTTCGACCACGATCCCGTAAGGTGCCAGCCGGTCCTCTAGGGCGACTCGCACCTTTTCGGCGAGCGCCGCACGATTCGCAGCAAAATCGATGGCAGCGAACTGCCCGACGGACTGTGTGACCAGCTGGAGGACAGCCGGGGCGATAACAGTCTGCTGGTAGTTGAGTCCGACCGCCTGATACAACTCCGCTGCCTGGTCAGGTTGAATGTGGTAGTTAACCGCGACAGGGACCGTGACTTCCTGCAAATCCAGAGACTGGGGGTAGACCTCAACCTCGTAGACCAGTGTCCGGACGTTAACCATCCGAGCCGACTGCACCCACGGGATGACGAGGGAAAGCCCTTCACCCCGCTCCACAGGCGACACACCGCCTCCCAGGTTGTAGATTGCCGCCCGGTGTCCAGGGGGGGTTATCACAAGGGCGGGTAGGAGCACAGCAGCAGCCACAAGGCCGATAACCGCCCGTTTCCCGGCCCCGGCAACGTATTGGCGTTTACCCTTACGAGCAACACCATCCGTTTCCGTGGTGGGCCGGTGGGAGCCTTTGAAATAGACCACCAGCACAGCCACCACGGCCACCAGGTACAAGAACGGCTGCACCAGTATTTCCAAGCCGAACGAATCAAACATCACTCTTCTCCTTTGGGTATTCGGTTTTGATGGTCACCCACCCGGCCTTCTCCGCGTAGAAGGCAGTCGCTTCTTCAAGCGACGTGAACTCGTGGCGCTCTGGAGATCGGGAGTAATACGGTGATACGAACCCCGGTTTGAAGACGATCCACCGCTTCTTCCCGTTGAGCTCGTTGACCTCGTGGATGATCCGCCACGTAGGACTCCTGTCAGGTTTGGGCTTACGTCGTAATCTCATTGCTCTCCTTCTTCTCTTTCGAAACCGTCACGTTCCCCAGTACGAGAATCGTCCGGAACTACAAACACCAGATCCCCCGGATACGGCGCGTTCTTCGACCACGCCTGCGTCAACCCTCCATCGAACGTGGGCCAAATCTTCTGGCCGGTCAGAATGCTCATGCAATCCGACTCCGACCCGCCGTACCCCTGCTCGCGGATACCCCGACAGAAGCCCGGTTGCACCTTCGTGAGAGCAGGCGCCGAATCGTCCGTACCGCGGCATTCGCGGGTGGTTTCGGGGTTGGGTGCCCCCTGGTTCTGCCAGAACGACACACCCGCGCAGTACCCTTCGACCTCGCTCTCAGCTAAACGTTGAAGGTTGGCGTCGAACAGGGGAACCCTTCCGGGGTCGCGGATCAGGTAGAAACCTCCCCCGACGATCGCCAACAAAGCCAGGACAGCAAGCTTCTTCATGAGAACTCCAGGACGCCTTGCGCGAGACGTTGGACGGCTATCTCGCAGTAACGCTCCTCGATTTCGATACCGATGGCTTTACGCCCCAAGTCCTTTGCTGCGCGGAGGGTCGTGCCGCTCCCCATGAAGGGATCTAGGACGGTGTCGCCTGGCACCGCTGACATGATCTGATTCAGAAGACCGATCGGTTTCTCAGTTGGGTGAATACGTCGATCTGGCGAAACACCCTGTTGAGTAAGAACTGAGCCGCGTCCTCGATCGAGCATCTCAGCGGGTTGCCCAGCGGAAGCAAAGATGATGTTCTCGTGCTGATTACGCCAATACGACCCCATTCCGAAGTGCGTTTTAGCCCATACCAATGTGTGGTTGACGCGGTATCCGTGAGCTTCCAACATCCCGTAAAGAGTGGGGGTCATGCGCCAGTCGGTGAACCAGTACATGTGAGCGTGTTCAGCGATGACCCGACGTAGGGGAGATAAAAGACTGCGCGCGAACCAGTTGAATCCCCAAGTGGTCATGGCATCATGTGAAAACCAGTCCTCGTCTTCCATCGAGCGCAGCATTGAGCCACGCACTTGCTTATCGGCGTCTCGACGCGCGCCAGAGGCGTAAGGTGGATCAGTTAGGAGAAGTTCTACGGACTGGTCTGGAATATCCGCGATGACGTCACGGCAGTCCCCGTGGTAGATGGTTATCCCGTCCTCGTCGTAGTACGGTTTCACGATGTCGCCTCCATTTCGTCGAGGGTCCGGTGAATCTCATCGCCGCTCACGGTTCCGTGTTCGACCAGCAGCCGGGCGACAGCCTCAACCTGCTCCTTACGAGGCGCCAGAAGCTCCCAGGTCTTGCCCCACGCATCAGCAAGGACAGATTCGCGCAGCTTGTGAAGTTCCTCCGGGTCACGTTCCGACCGGAACGACGACAACTGTCCCGACACCTTCCCCGAACCGTCCACAGTGAACGTGTGACCGTTATAAATAATCTGTTCGGCCACCCGAGTAGCGTTGGGTCCGTCGCCGCCGTGACCGTTCGAAGCCTCACCAACAATCAGAAGTTCAGCCACACGAGAAGCCTGAGACACGCAGATGTTCGCCATCATCTCCCCATGCCGCTCCTGCCAATCATCCGAATGCGGGGAAGGGGCGACCATGCCCCCGGTGGTTCCGCGTTTCTCGATCGACGCGAACCAAATGTCCATGCGGTCACGTCTCAGGTAGTGGGAGGCGACAGCATGCCCGGCCTCATGGACGGCCGTATTCCACCGGATATCCTCAGCTTCGGCCAGACCGTCGGATTCGCCGAACCGAACGGCGATCATCGACGCCATCAGATCAGCCCGTTCAACAACCCCACTCCCACCACGGCGCATGTTCCGCAGGAGGGCTTCGTTGACAATATCCCGGATCTCAGCACCAGTCCCCTTGTAGTGGTTGCGGGCAGCCCACTCCACGTCCTCATCGGTGAGGGAGTGGTTCACCTTCCCCAAATACCCTTGGTAGGTGCGGAGTTTCCCGTCGAACTTCGGACGGCCAACGTAGACTTCCCGACCGAACCGGCCAGCTCTTTTGAGTGCGGGGTCGATGGCTTTCGGACGGTTCGTAGCGCCGATCATCATGTACCTGTAATCCGGGGGGGGAAGAGGTTTGAACCCGAGCAGCGACAGGATCTTGTTGAGCAGGCCCCTAGGTTCGGCCATCCCGTCCATACCTGAGAGGAAGCTTTCGAGGGTGCCCATCTGCCCGCCGCCCGTCACAATGATCGGGTTGGGTTCGACAGGTTCAGGGAGGGCGCAGCAATGGTCAATACGGTCGGTTTCCTGTTCGACTTCGCCGCCACGGTGCCCGAGGGAGTCGATTTCGTCTATGAAAACGATGACACCCTGATACCGCATCGCCAGTTTCCGGATCGACCGGAACAGGACATGCACCTTCAGGATGTTGATCCCGACAAAAGTTGCCTGGAAAGCACCAGGAGGAACCAGGATCAGCGGTTTAGTCGAAGCGTTCGCGACGGCTTTCGCCAACAGGGTTTTCCCGGTACCCGGTGGACCATGCAACAAGACACCCTTCGGCAAGTAGCCACCCGACCTGGTGAGAGCCTTATCGTTTTCGAGGAGGTCGACCTGCTCCATCATCTTCGCTTTCGCTTCGTCCTGACCCCACACATCATCGAACGATTCGGTGATCGTTCCCGGATAAACGAATTTGACGAAACCGACTTTGACCATGGCGTAGAACATGGCGGCCATCTGAAACAGGGAGAGGGCGATGACGAGGGCGAGTTGGAGCATCATCGGGATCTGCTCCACAACCATTTTCGGCGCCAACATCACACACTGGACCGCCGAGTTGCAACGGTCGGTGAACTGGTTTATCAACAACCCAGCCGCGTACACCCCTCCGAGAATGGTGAAGGTCCGTCTGATGCGGAACCGGGCGTTGCTTGAGAACCGGGATTGGAATTCTGCGAACCTTGACCGCCAATCCGACTGTCGTAACACGGCGGCTTTGGAAACTTCCATCCGCCACGTCCACCACTGGCGGACGATCTCCACGACCAAAAGGGCGTACATGAGTTTCGCCATGGTGGTGGTCGAGTAGGGGCGGGGGTCAGTGGATTCGGCTAACGCGATATACCCGATGATGAACGCCGAGAGGCGTACCCGTTCGAAGGTGATCAGTGGCGGCCGGAGGCGTATCTTCTTGCTCATCCGGAACCCTTCAAGACGACGGCGGGGACAACCTTGCAGGGCAGATGGTTGGGCGGGTTCTCCCAGTCAGCGCCGGTACCCTTGTAGGCGAACAGGATGAACCAGCAGACCTCCGGCCCCTCTTCGTCGTCGATAACAATGTCCCGGTGCTGCTGACACCAGTTCACGCTCGTGCCGTCTCGAAGTCCGAGAGCAGCCCACCTACGAGCAGCGTCGAACATGACGGGCCGGGACTCAACGGCGCGCTGAGCGTTCCAGAGGTATGGCCGACCATGTAATTGCCACTCCTGCTCGAAGTAGTCCAACGCTTCGGTGAGGTCGCTCATACGAACACTTGCCCTCCCCAAACCCCCTGAGGGGGAAACCCTGCCTCAGATAACGTCATGGCTCTCTCCAAACATTCAGCAGATACGGGGCACGCTTCGCAGTACGCGAACGCTTTAACAGTGGCTTTGAAGAACACGGCAGGGTCGGTGTCCGCACATTGCGCCGAACCCAACCAATCCTCAACCAAAGGTGGGATCAACTGTTTGCGGGGGTCGACCAGTTGAAGTTCGGCACGGTGTGCAGAGGTCAGCTCCGTCACTTCCCCAAGGCGGATTACCGACCCCTGCACACTCACGCCAACCTCCACTCGGAACGGGAGTCGTGTGTGTCGCCGCCGACACTGCTCCCGTACTTGACGGCGACAGCCCGGTGGTGGGCGGCGAGCAACACGGTCCGCCGTTCGACAACCTCACCCAGCTTGTAGAGGGTGCGTTTCACGGAAGAGGGTTTCTTTCCGATGACAAGGGCGATACCGTCGACGGTCAACCAGCCGCCGTCCGTTTCGAGCACGTCAATAATCTGGAGGGACAGGTTCGGTTTCATAAGCCACCGAACAGAGCCATGACCACGTTATCGACATGAATCAGGCCACCCAAAGACCTAGCTCGGAGCAGTTCGGTGGCTTCCTCCCTGGACATGACCGCACCAGAGCCTCCAGGACAACACCATTCCATGAAATCGCATTCGCACCCTTGGGGCCATAGCCCAACCGGGTAATGGTGCCCTCCGTACATGCCGTGGTCTTGGCAGGGCCTCTCTACGACCAACCTCATTTCGCCCTCCATTCGATACGGGTTTCCATTTCACCGGGGCCTTTCCCGTAACGAGACGACAACCCCACCACACGCCGGCCAACCCGACCCGTACGCAACAACGCTTCAAGCACCACATCCAAATAGCCCTCCGTGTACCCGACGACCAGTTGGATTCCGGCGGTGGTCAACCATCCGCCGTCCAGTCCAAGAGCGTCCATGACCCGGACGGCCGCAGGGGTGTCGTCAAAGGTTTGGTGCTGCTTGTAGTGGGTCGAACAGAACCCCTTCGAATGGTGGTCACGGTTGCAATCGTCAACCAGGCACCCCACCCACTTAACACCCTTCGGGCGTATCGGTTTGTCCATCGGTTTTCCCCGACGCGACCTCAGGTAGTGCGGGTTGCAGTACCCCTTCGCGCTGGCCCGACGGTTGCAGTGGTCAACGGCGCAGACTTTCACGGCCCCTCCCTTGGTCCGCGGGAGGCAAAACCCACCTCTTCTTTGTGTGCCGCTAGGAGCGATTGCATGGCGCTGATCTGCGTTCTCCTCGAACGGACAGACTCAAGAGCGGCCTTTGACATCCCCTCAGCCACATCACGCTTATACCGAAGGTCCGCGGTCTGGCCGTCCACCTGAGATTCACGGAACCCAGCCGTTCCCTCAGTGTTCGACACCCAAGCCTGAGCCCGAGCCTTACGGTAAGCCTGCTCCGATCGAGCCACGTCCTCGGCTGCTGACCGGAGGATTTCCAGTCCGGCGTCAAGAAGGCCCGACAGCCGGCGGACCTCGGCCTCAGCTTCGGCAAGGATCATTTCTTCAACCGTTCGTGAAGCCAAAACGACCCGTACAAATGCAACCCGATCCCAGCATGAGCACACGCACGCTTATACGCCTGAGACTCCGCTGAGTCAGCGTCGGAGTCGGTTCCTACCCCGTCGTACCATTCGTCCTCACCGAGCCACACACGGACAGCCACAGACCACACGTCACCCCCATAAACAAGGTGGGTCACTTCGTAACGGTGGGCGCCGTGGTGGAGCAGAAGACGCTGGGCGTACTGGTACCACGGAACGTAGTCCTCGTTACGTGGGGGGAGTTGTTTGATCACGTCCGCGGGGAACGGGGTCGTATCCCTTATCAGGTCGTCGCGGGTTCTCAATCCCGTTTCTCCACTATCCGATCGGCTGAGTTCTGGATGAACTTGGGAGCCTTGTTCGCAGGCATCTCCACCACCGACACTTCCCCCACGGTCACGTCAAGGAAGTGATCCGAGAACGCCGACCAGCCGACCTCGCCCGTCTCCCTGTCACACCAGTGGTCACCCAGTTCCCGGAGGCCCGTAATCCGCGCCTGGTTGGGGTTGAAAAGTCTTTGTGCGGCGTTCTCCGCTTTGACCCACTCCCAAAACTCGGCTTTGGTTTCGTCACGCAGCTTCCACTTGTTATCCGGTGCTGCCCGGTAGACACGCTCACCGAACCGGACAAAACCGCGGTTGCCGAGGTGGGGTTGGAACGCTTCGAGGGCTTTGGATTGGAGGAGCCGCACAGCCGCGGCGATCGGGGCGAGGCGTGCCCGCAGTTCGTCGAGCGCTGCAGGGTCGTTGTCGAGTTCGATAACAGGTGCCTCGTCGAATTCGAGGGCGTCAGCGGTTTCCCGGACCAGCTTCCACACAGCTTCAGTACCCGTCATGATTCCGGGTGCCTGGGGTCGGGTGGAGGGGCAGTTACTGTGGCAACTTTCCAGTCGCCAGACAAGAAGATGACCTTGCCCTCTAGGGGCGTCCCGTTGAAATGCTCCTTGAAGCCATCAGCATCCGCCGCTGAGATGAGCCTGTGGGTGTGAAACAGGACAAGCTCATTCGGTTGGAGTTCGATCCGGTTCACACGCTCGATGTCTGAGAAGTCGAATCCGCTCATGCCCATCCTCCGTCTGCCCAAGCACCAACCAGCCACATCGCAACAACGAAAACGAACAGGATGATCGCCGTCCGGTTCTCCCGCCACCAGCTCAATCGGTTCCCCCGATCTTGATGTCCTCAAGGTTGTCGTGCCAGCGGGGGTTGCAGATCGGGCAGTAGGTTTCGGGGTTGCATACCTCGTCCACTCCGTGCCGCGTGCCGCATTCGCCGCAGGAACACGGCGGCGACCAGCCACGCAGCCGGGCGACAAACCACCACCACAAGCGGGGCCTCCACCGCACTTCCACAACCACCCGAACCGGTGCCATACGCGCCATTTACTCTCCCCCTAACGACAGCACAGACTCAGGGCAGCGCCACTCCACGATCTCCTTCGTGTGAGCGGGCGTGACCTTTTCGGGCACTTCCTCAGTCCCGACGACGACCCTCTCGCAGACCGACTCTGACGAGAAGTTGACCGCCAAAGCGATGGGGCCGAAGCGCCTGACCAGCGACAGAAAGTTGCCGTCGTGTTGTTTGTGGAACCCGCCCATGGCGCGGGCGATCGCCGATAGCTCCGCAGGGTCAGCGAAAGCGTCGAGCGTTCCCAAGTAGGGGAGCGGCACATCCGGGCGTGCTTCCAAATAGTCGGCCAGTTCGCGCAGGCCATCAATCGTTTTCGTTCTGCTCATCAGTTCCTCTCCTTGCCACACCAATAACATTTCCCTCCGTACTGCCACCAATGAGCACACGAGGGTTCGTCGGCCGGGCGCTCAGCCTTTACCGGTGAGCCTTTGAACGCGTCACCACGTTCCCCAAGGAGAAAAGTTGTTCCCGAACGACGAAAAGCAGCCCGAGTCGGCATAGACACAGGCTTTGATTTGAGATCCCAGTAGAAAAGTTGGTGGCCGTCAGCGCATTTCGCTGTGAACCCGGCCAGGTTCTCCGAGACACTGTCGATGAACACGTCAGCACCGCAGCGGGGACAATGATCGGCCGTCACAGCACCGTCCGGAGTTTGTTTTGGATGGGTTCGATGGCCTGCTGGTGGTTGAGCGCCATGTTCTCAAGGTTCGAGTTGGGGAAAGCGCGGCGTTCCGCATCCAAATCAGCCCAACGACCGTCGAGGATTTGGAGGACGAGCCGGGCCTCCTGGTC